CAATAGGACGAATCATCAACAAACGCAATCCTGGATCTTTAAATTGGGTAGGATTAAAACGTCTCGGATCGATAAAGTAATCAATGCCGCCACCAGTAGTAACAGGTCCTTCGATTATTGTATCGTCGGGTATTGTATCTTCGTCCCAAGTAATAAGTATTTCAAATTCGTTATCCGGGTTTACTGTTATTGTTCCTGTGATAGGAATAGTTCTATCAACTCTTCTTAGTCGAACTTCGCTAATACCTGGTTGATATTGTGCTGGTAATTCAGCCTTGAATATTTCTGCCCAAGAGATTTGTTTTTCTTCAAATCCTGGATTCTTCATTAATATTGCAGTTTCGTTTTCTACGTATAAGCCATAATTGCGATAGCTGGTTACAACAGGGCCTGTAATTCTATTGCCGTCTTGGTTTACTGCTAATGTTTTAGTCATCCATATAGTATGTTCATCTACTATTGTACCGTCGGCTAATATAGTTTTACCGTCTGGTGTGGTAGATACATTATTAATTGGAATGCCATTGTTATACACAACCCCTTCTAAGTCTGTGGTTATGTTATCACTATAATCGCTGCCTTCTCCAATATCGTTGATATCCAATATGCCGTCACTTGACGATGTATTGGTATCTGTATCAGGATTGAATCCGTCTAGACTAATAGTACCTTGATCTAAATTAATAACACTAGTAATGATGTCTGTAATAACACCAAGTTTTTTAACTTTAGTAGGAGGTGAAATATATATAGGAGCAGTAAATCCTAATGTAGCAACATCAATATCACTTTCTGTTCCTGTAGGAATACTTCTACTACTAAAGTCTACAGTGCCTAATTCTAACACACTTAAACTGGTCCAATCAATATAATTGTCAGTGGTTTGTATTTCTAAACTTGGATTGAACAGCATCATAATCTGTTCTAGTATTTGTAGTTTTTGATCTGTGTTAGTACTCCATACATCTACATTAACACTTAATGTATAAGGTGTGGGCATTAAGCGTTCAACTGTATAACTTTTACCTTGTGTGTTAAGATATTCTTGTCCGTTTTCGTCATACGCACGTTCACGTATGTTAATCTTATTGACATAGCTGCTATCACTTAAACGTGTTCTGTCTAGTTCTAATCCAGTGATATACACACTCATTCGTGGAGCACTAGGTATTTTGTTTTCGGAGTTATCTCTAATAATATTTGCAACTTGACGTGTTAAGTCACCATACATCACCGGAATACGTACTAGGTTTCCGTCACCGTCTTTGTAACTAAAATGACTAAATGCTCTGACTATCTGTGTTAGATATCTACGTATCTGACCGTCGTAAAAATGTTGCATTAATTATCCGCCTTTGGTTTTAGTGCTTTACTTAGAGACTGTCTTTCTGGTACAGTTTCGCCTGCAATTACATCAGTGTTTGTATTATTAATAAATTCACCTTTTAGCGTATTTCTGTTGCTGTTAGGCGTCATGTTTGTTCTTACTTTATCTTCTACTTTCACCCAAGTGTTCCCATTAAATCTAAAAAGTCTGTTAGGTAAGAAATCAGTTCTCAAATAGTAATCGCCATCAAAACTTTCACTCGGAAAGCCCGCTCCTACTCCATAAGGTGCACCGTTTGGCGGCAACCCATCTCCTACCAGGTATCCTAAATATCCTGCACGTTCCGGAGGACGCATAACAATGTCAACTGGTGTTATGCCATCAACAGTTAAACCAGTTGCATCAACTGTAACGATTTCAATTTCACCTGTGCTATCTACTTGTATAGTATAATAATGATTTATGTTATAACCACTTAACGGTGCGTCTGCTTCGGCTTGTGCTACCACAGCATCGCTGATCTGCATTTCTTTATCATATGTTGAAAGTAAATCTCGTAGTGTATCGCCGTTTGGATTTTCTTCATCAGCAGGTAAATCAAGTATGTCTTTGTACTCTTGACTATCTACAATTTGTTTTAGTTTTAATCTATACAAATGCGGATACCATGTTTGACTAAAACCTTCACTTGCTCTGTTAACATCTTCAACCACATAAAAACGTTTTAATGCTATAGACAAATCATTTAATGCGTATTCGTCTATCAAATGAGGTAACTCAATAACATCACCGCTTATAATCTTTCTGCCAATGGTTTTAACACTACTGTTCATGTGTATTGTTAAAAATATAGTATCGTTACTTAAAAACAAACCAAACTGTCTTAAATCAAAGTCGTTGTCTTGCACATTATAATGACCACGCAGCCTATAAATGTTTTCATCATACTTGCGATCTCTGTTTTCTAAAAACAACAAATCTTGTATGTTTGTTTCGCTTTGTGTTGTGTAAAGAGGTTGATCCGCAGTATTTTCTGTGTTTTCGTCTGTAGGTAAAGCATCAAGTTTTGGACCTAGATACTTGTGTACAAAAACATCAGTACCGCCAACAGTGAATTGTTCAAAGATAATTTTATCTAAGAAATCATAATCTTTACTTTTTTCTGGTCTGTATAAACTAAGTCTTGGCATATACATATTTAGCATAAATACTTGTGGAGACAAACTATGGCTGATACAACTACTGAAAAACAAGAAATTTTTAACTACGTGGAAGCATTCCTTGGCGGAGGAATGGTAGACGTTGAGCTTGATCCTGTTCATTACGAAACAGCATTGAAAAAATCATTATCAAAATATAGACAGCGTAGTGAAAATGCTGTTGAAGAAAGTTATGTTACATTGCCAATAAATCAAGATGTTAATGAGTATACATTACCACAAGAAGTTATCGAAGTACGTAAAATTTATAGACGCAGTGTAGGTAGTAGATTAGGCGGCAGTGCAGATGGCGGTAGTTTGTTTGAACCTTTTAACCTAGCATACACAAACACATACTTGTTAGCAGGCAGCGGCATTGGTGGTTTAGCCACATATGATTTCTTTGCACAACAGCAAGAATTAGTTGGACGTATGTTTGGCTCGTTTATTGAATTCAAATGGAATACTTCAAACAAAAAATTAACAATATTACAGCGTCCAAGAGCTGACGAAGAAATATTGTTATGGTGCTATAATTTTAGACCAGACTTTGAATTGTACAAAGATTACAAAGCATATCAATGGATCAAAGATTATACACTAGCAAACTGCAAATATATGTTAGGCGAAGCACGTAGCAAGTTTAGCACTATTGCAGGTCCTGGGGGCGGTACAACATTAAACGGCGACACATTAAAAAATGAAGCACAACAAGAAATGGAAAAACTTGAAAAAGAATTAGACATGGCTTCAGCAGGTGGCGTTGGTTACGGCTTCTTAATAGGATAATATGTCAAAATTTAAAAACAATAAAGTTATAATTTCTGGCGGATGTAGTTTTACAGCAGGACACGATCTTGCAGATTGGAATGGCAGTGTAGAGCCAGATGGTATTTGTCATACCTACAGTAATAGAACATGGGATAGCATAATACATCGAAAAATGTCTCCTCATTCTAATCTTAGAAAAACTGCTATGGGCGGACACGGATACGGTGCTATTACAAGAAGAATCATTTATGAATGTGAACAACAATTAAAAACACACAAGCCAGAAGAAATTATTGTTCTAGTAATGTGGACCAGTGCATTGCGTAGAGAATTTGTAAGCATACATGAAGAATATTTTTATGAGCCAGAACAATACTTTACTCACACTATGCCAGGAATGATAGAACCACGCAACAATCCTCATTGGAAAGATGTAAAGAAAAGATTAGAAAAAGAAAAATTAGTAAAAACTGTAGAAGAATTTTATAACAAACGATTTACAAGAGACAATGTATATTATTACAGTTTACAACAATATGAATATCTAACAAATTATCTAAAAGCAAATAACATAATGTATTTTTATACAGGATCTTATAATGATCTTGCAAGTGAAGATACAATGCAAGAAAACAATATTTTTATACATGACATGTATAAAAGATTAGATATTAAAAATAATGTGTGTTTAGAAAACGGCCTAGGATTTAACGAATGGGCAACAAAAGAAAAATTACCAAAAGGTGTCAGTGATCATCCACTAGAAGAAGCACAATTGCGTTGGGCTAAAAAATTTATAAAGTGGATTGAATCTTGTTGACAAAATATTGATTTTTTAGTATATTAAGTTATGAAGAAAAAGTTATTGGTAATTGGTCACGGCAGGCACGGTAAGGATACTGTCTGTGAAATACTACGTGACAAGTATAATTATAGTTTTGAGAGCAGCAGTCAATTTTGCTCTAAACTGTTTATCTATGATATGTTGAAGGACAAGTATGGATATAGTAATGAAGAACAGTGCTACGCTGACAGGCATAATCACCGAGCAGAATGGTATGATGCTATCTGCGATTATAATGTTCCTGACGCGGCACGTCTAGGCAGAGAAATATTTAAAGCGCATGATATCTACTGCGGGTTAAGAAACAAGCGTGAATTTTTTGCTATGAAAAATACAGGTGTATTTGACCATGTTATTTGGGTAGACCGCAGCGACTATCTTCCTCCAGAAGACAAAAACAGCATGAGTTTAGAACCTTGGATGGCAGATTATCATATTGACAACAACGGCACACTTAATGATTTAAAATTTTGGGTAAAAGATTTGATGTCATATTTACATAGTTAAACACGCATTTTTCTTGCTATAAACCCCATTTTCTATGCGGATCAGGTAAATAATAGTAATAATGACCCATAGGAGAAAAAAACAATGGTAGGATTAGTATCACCAGGCGTTCAGGTAAATGTAATTGACGAGAGTTTTTACACACCAGCCGAACCTGGCACAACGCCAATTATTTTTGTTGCTACAGAACAAAATAAAGTTAACGGAGCAGGCACAGGTATAGCTCCAGGAACACTAAAAGCAAATGCTGATAAAGTTTACTTGATTAGTTCACAAAGAGAACTTGTTGAAACTTTTGGTGATCCTAAATTTATTACTGATGCAAATAACAATCCGGTCCACGGAGGGGAACAGAATGAATACGGACTTCAAGCAGCATACAGCTACTTAGGTGTAAGTAATCTTGCTTATGTAGTAAGAGCTGATGTTGATCTTGCTGCACTTAATGGTAGTCCTATTCCTACTGCGGCTGATCCAGATGATGGCACATACTGGTTAGACACAGAATCATCTACTTACGGTGTATTTGAATGGAATGGTGCTAGCATTTTGACAGCAGGCGGACA